CTATTTTATTTTTTCTATCTCTTCTTTTAGCCAAGAAATTTCACGTTTGGTGTATATTCTTTCGGTGAGATCACTTATCTCATGACCGACCATGTACTTGATGGCGTACTCATCGACTTTATATTTCTTCGCCATTGTTATAAAGTGCTTTCTACCATCGTGAGGCTTGTGTGTAGGATTCAGATGAAGGTTATCTCGAACTGTATAGTATCGGCTTTTAAATTTGTCATACGTCAGCATTAGGTCGTTGCTTTTAGTGAATTTTCCCGTGGCATTTAAGAGATATTCACTATGTAGCTCGACCGCTTCATCGTATTTCTTTTTTACAAGGTCTAAAATTTTGGAGTGGATTGGAACGATTCGGTCTATACCGGCATCCGTTTTCATTCCGCCAGAAAATGTTCCATTTTCTAAGTCGACATTTTCGAGCCTTATCAATCCAAGCTCTTGAGGCCGCCATCCAGAATAGCACTGTATAAGGATTGTCTCAATTGTCGGAAAACGGTCTATGTTGTTCCACAGGGTTTCCATTTCTTCTTCGGTGTAAGGGATATGGGCATCTTTCTGTGAGTCTTCATTTTCTTTTATGACCTCGTCAGACACGTTGAACGTCCTGGCATAGTTTTTATCTACGATTTCATATTCCAGCGCATAGTCAAACATGACGTTGAACATTGACTTGATTTTTAGTTTGAGACTTGGCGTTGTGTGGCGCTCTACACCTTTCACTATGCATGTTCCATCTTCCATACAACCTTTGATGTGACGAGGTCGAACGTCCATAGCACGCATGCTGTATATGGCGGAACAATATCTCCAACACATTTCCATATTTCGAAAGCTTTCAGGATTTTTAAGTTTCTTTTTATGATCTTCGCCCCACTTAGCAAACAGCTCGCTCATGGTAAGAGCTAAGTCCAAGTCGTATGGGTTTTTATGATATTCTACAAGCGCATTGTACGCATCGTTATATGTAGAAAAAAATGCATCAGGCTTTAATAGCTTAGATATGGGTTTACCTTTTTCATCTTTGCCAACCGTAACCATAACCCGAAAAGGGTTTTTTAGGTTACGGTTTTTTATTTTACTGATTTGTCCGAATCCGTTTGGCAGCCGTTTTCTCTTGTTGCTTTTGCTCCTTGGCTTCCGAGCCGGCGCACCATCTTGCAACGGGTATCCGCAGTGCGGGCATGACAAAGCCTTATCACTTACTTGCAGTTCACACTCAGGGCATTTTATGAGCATTATTGTCCTCCATTCGCATTTTTACTGATACATTTGTCAGGTCCGCTTGTTTTTCAAGATTCTATTTGCTTTAGTTTCGGTGTTCTCGAGCCTATATGCCAGTTTCTTTAGTTGCAAAGCTCCGGCAATGATAAGAGCAAGTTTAAGAATGCCTTTTATCTCGAGTTTGTCTTCATAGTTTGCTTCTCCGCCGTTTTGCGTGTAGACTTTATTTAGATATTTGGCCGTTCCATAAAGTTTCTTTCTCATATCGCTACCTCCGCAATAATTGCAACGCCTCTTATGAAGGAGGTCATTGCTATGACTGATGAAAAAATTCTGATGAAAAAATTAGATGAAATGGTGCTAAAAGGACATGGTGAAGAGTTGGTGTATGCTTGCAGTATTGCGGCGGGCGCGGCTATTGGAGGATATCAAAAGGGCGAACGTAGGCGAATACTAGCAGCGGCAATCATCGGTGCAATTAGTTTTATGTGCGCAAACGAGATTAAAGAGAAGATCAGAAAAAATAGAAATAGCAAAGACGAAAGCGAAGAAGGGTCCTGACAAGGGCTCTTCTTTTTTATAAAAGAGGTATGCAGAATGAAACTATTTTTAGATGAAGAAGAAAAAAGCCAGCTAAGGAGGCTTAGGCAGCTAGAAAAGGCAGGTGTACGAAGAATGACGCAGGATGAACTGAAAAAAATAGAACACGCTGAGCGAATGCATTCTTATCGACTGAATTTGGGACTTTCGATATTTGCTCTGATAATATCGTTGCTTTCACTTATTCAAAAATTTTTCCTATAAGGCAACCGAGAAGAGAGTCTGAGCCAATGCTTCCGAGAAATGATATAATGAGTGCGATAATAGATATTATAAGCGGCCAACGACGGTAAAATTCTTCACTCTTTTGACGTTCGTAGTCATCCAAGAGCTCGTCGCTTAGAATGACTCTTGTGTCGTCTGTAAAATCGTAATCGGAGAAATCAAGCAAACCCGGTCTGAACTTCTCCTGTAAAGCGTAATAGTCTGAGATGTCTGCCTTTTCTAACACCAAACCTAGTGTTTCATGTCTGACTATTGTATCGCATATTCTCATTTGCTCTTTAGTCACAAAAAATTTTCACATCTTTTCATTGGTTGATTTCTTGTTGAATATCATATAAGATGATGTAGGAATTGTCAACTCCTACACAAAGTTGAATCTAGATAAGAGCATCGGTATGATAAGCAGCAGCACATCAACCTGTCCTACGTGCGGAGGAAAATTAAAACCATATGATAAGGTTCTGCGTATTGTACGTACGAAAGGCCGCAAAACAAAACGTGTTTCTATAAGACGCCTCCGCTGTACCGAATGTGGGGGCCTACACAGAGAGATTCCTCAATACATATGTCCGTATAAGCAATATGAGAAAGACGTCATACAGGGCGTCCTGGAGGGGCTTATAACCTGTGAAACCCTCGGCTATGAAGATTATCCCTGTGAGATGACAATGCGTCGATGGTTGGCTTCGCACAAATTGCGTCTCCTTTTATGGAGAAATCCATAAGTATCAAGGAGGAATTGTAGAATGAAACTCGTACCGACAGAACATATACCGGGAAGGTGTGCGAAGCATGATTTGCAGAAGCTCATTGAAGAATTTATAAATGGTGAAGCTAAAGTTGTGAATGTAGACTTTAACGAACACGATTATAGTTCCAGTAAGAGCTGTGCTGGGTGCTTTCATAACGCCATAAGACGGTCTGGATATTCAGTTAAGGTATGTAGGCGTGGCGACAAGGTGTTCCTTTATAAAATGTGATTTTTCAAGAAAGATCGAGCTCTGAACAAGGGCTCTTTCTTTTTGCGCAAAATTTACATCCTCTATTGTGAAAGGAGGAAATAGCTCGTGCACGGGCAAAAAGAGGTCTGAGTCGTAAGATTCAAGACCTTTTATTTTTTTTCTGCATTTTCCACTCACATTGTTTTGAGAAAACGCAGAACGTATTCTAGAATGGTGTCAGAAAGGAGAAAAACCATTATGGATGTACAAAAATTTGAACTATGCGAAGGTCCTGTCGAGAGTATTGAGTTCCCTCCAGGCTCCGTACCTGTACACATCGCTGCCAAGGTTTATGGCAGAGACTCATGTTGGGTGCGGGCGGGGATTCTGTGCAAATGGCTCCCAATTGGGATTGCCACAAGGGACAACAAACCGGTACCACCTTATATCGAGGAGATGGACTCTAGGAAAGGCAGAATCGCCTATTATATTTCTCCGAGGAAATTGTGGGAGGACACCGGGTATGTTTGGAAAGGAGAGCGGTAGTATGAGCACGGTCATACGTCCGGAGCTATCTAAGAGCAGTAAATATTGGATTGACCGGCACCGATACTATGAGCTGAAACACTTTTGTCTTCAGTATCCGATATGGAAAAAAGCTGCTCAGCTGCTCGATGCCTTGAGTAAAAGTCCGTCGCTCTTGGAAGAATATATAAAATCCGGGCGTATCAGCGATCCGACAGTGGATTGTGCTGAGGCGAGATCTTTTTATCTGGATAGAATTGATCTGCTTGAGCGAACGGCTGAAAACGCTGCGCCAGAGATTGCGAAATACCTTGTAACGGGAGTGACCTCTGGCGTATCCTATGATTTCCTTAAATCTAGATTAGACATACCCTGCTGCAAGGAGACTTATTACGACTTGTACAGACGCTTTTTCTGGCTTCTCGACAGAGAGCGTAAGTAATTTGTCTCTTGAATCACCTTGCGCAGCGTGATATACTATCTACACAACGAACTGGAGGTTGACTCGAATGCTCACAAAAGAGGATTTGCAAGCGATTGGAGAGCTGGTCCGTTCAGAAGTGCGTGCCAGCGAAGAGCGCATGACAGCTAGAATTTCCGAGTCAGAAGAACGCACAAAGACGAGCATTATGGCATACATCGAGAATGATGTGAAGAAAGAGATTCGTCAGATTGCGGACGGTCACAAGATGCTTGCTGAAAAAATGGACCGGATGGAAACCAAAATCGACAGATTGCAGGATCAAGTGGATACAATTCAGGGTGAACTCACCACGCAGGAAATGGTTATCACCCGCCGGTTTCGTGTTGAATAACAGTTAGTAAGGCCCGCTCAGGAGTTTAGCCGCTCTTGGGCGGGCTTTTTATTTTTTCGGTACGTAGGTGACGAAAATATGTGATATTTTTGTATTTGAAAAAAAAAGCCCGGGGTGGATTTTTTGAAAAATCATTTACAAGGAGGATGTGTATGGATTGGCTTATCGTATTCATCGGGATAGTGATTGGCGCTGTGGTGACTGCGTACGTATTTTGCAGAAATTTTGTAGGGACTTTGCGTGTGGACCAATCAGATCCGACAGATGCACCATACTTGTTTCTGGAAATTGAGAAGGGTATGGGCGATATTTCCCGGAAAAAGTATGTCCTTCTCCGAGTCAACACCGAAAGCTATATTCCGCACGATTAACACGTTCTGTTATGGAACCTAATCCGTTTAACGAAAGGAGAAACAAAAATGTATGATGAAATCAAAGCAAAGTTAGACGAGGAAATTATGGACCAGCTTTCGGTTCTGTCCGATATGGATGTAGGGAGCGATAAGAGAAAAACGGCAGTTGACGATTTGGTGAAGCTGTACCGTCTGAGAATCGAGGAGACCAAGAATGATCGAGACTTTATTGAAGGAGTGAATGCCCGAGAACGGGAGGAGCAATTCAAAAAAGAGCAGATTGTGGATCAGGTCAAAGAGCGAAAATTCAGGTTCGGTATGGCAGCGGCAGAATTGCTGATTCCGTTGATATTTTACGCTTCTATGTTTTATAGCGGGCTGGATTTCGAGAAAGAGGGGACATTTACCTCAAACATGCTGAGAAATTTGATCAGCCGTTTTAAACCGACAAAGAAATAAATCGATGGGTTCGAAGACGGGGAGACGTTGAATTTGCAATGTCTCTTCGTTTTTTATACACGTGAAATTCACATGTTCTATTGTGGAGATACAAAGAGCTCTTTTATCTCTTGACTAAATGCAGAAAGTAGGCATACACTATGTGTATCGTACTTTCTAATCTGAAAGGAGATAATTGAACATGGGATTTTTTAACGACAAGCAAGTTGAAGCATTTGAGACGGGTAGGTATATTTGTAGCGAATGCGGGGCAGTTATGGAGTTTGAAGACAAATGGGAAGATGTGCTCATTTGTCCAGAATGCGGTCATTCGATAGATTCTGACCGCTACGGATGTGAAAGTGATGAAGAATATGAGGCCCTATACCCAACGGAGGAAGAAGTGTTGGGCTACAATGAGGACGAAGATGAGTCCGATGAAATCTACGACGAAGAATTCGACGAGCTGAGCGACGATTAGAGAAGTCCGATCAATAAATTATCAAAAGGAAGGGTCCTGACGAGGGCTCTTCTTTTTTTTTTGTTTCTGGAGGATATGATGCGCTATCATTATGAGAAACCGCAGATATATTTGTCAATGTATGGCGTTCGATATGTCTGCGAGCATCCCGTATACAACAGCTGCACGTTATTTCTAATCGGAGATAAGGGGATTGCCGTTATTCAGCAGCGTTTTGACGCTAGAACGAAAACCACATGGTGGAGCGAGGTTGATTCGTGGCTTACGGATGACTTATATTTGCATCCAAACTTTAAGGAGTACTTTGATAAGCGGGCTGGAGCTTGCACGGATGGCCTTTATCCGACTGTGACCGTGCGGCAGCTTATGTGGGCACTAAAAATGAAGCCGCTGCCCAAAGCTCGATGGGAGACCTGTTTCGACAGGAAAGATATTTGAATACGCGTGTTTTACATCTAGTGTTATGAAAGGAGTGTTTTGATTATTCATCGAGTGGTCTGTTCGAGGATGAGAGAGTATCTGGGCATCATAAAGGAGATTGATTCATGGACAGTAGTAGGTGTAATCGTTGCTTTAGTTGGTTTGTTCGTGACCGTTGGGGCTCCAATCATTAGACTGAACGGCAATATAGCTCGTTCGAATGTGATTTTGGATCGACTTGAAAAAGAGTTAGCCGCTCAAAAAATGGACGCAAAAGAAAGCCATCGTCGCTTATGGAAGCATAACGATGAGCAAGATGAACGTATCGGAGATCATGAAACCCGTATTACAATTTTGGAAAATAGGTAGGAGGTATAGTTATGAAAATGACAAATAAAGTGTATGACATCCTTAAGTGGATTGCACAGTATTTTCTTCCGGCTATTGGTACATTGTACTTCGCACTAGCTGGCATTTGGGGACTGCCCTACGGAGAGCAGATCGTAGGCACAATTACTGCCGTTGATACTTTCTTGGGGGTCCTCCTTGGAATCAGTTCGGCACAGTATAATAAGGCCAGCTTGGCTATGAGCAAAAAATAAACCGCCTGAGAAAAAGCCATTGTAATGTAATATTATTACATATAAAGGGCAAGCTATAAAACTTGATAAATTTTTACTGGAGTGACAAAAGCGTGGAACACTCGCACACTACTTCTACACTTTTGCGCAAAATGTCGCTATATAGCTAGACTTTCCGTATCCAATATGGAAGCGGCGGTTACGAGAAAATTCTGAATCGTGCTGAAAAAGCCAGTAAAATCAAGGGCTGAGTTTTTTCGCGGAAGTAAAATAGTGTAGGGATAGTGTATGAGTTGCATACACTATCCCTACACTATTTTTGCACCGCATTCTTACGCTCTATTTTATATGATGTATATTTTTGATAGACAAATGGGCGTTTGATTTTCAGGCCATATCTTTGCAAGCCTTGGAAAGCATTTTGACATTTTCCAACGGAGTATCTGCACCCAAATCACACCCGGGGGCAAGAATGTGAGAATGCCCGTTTGCAATTTTTATCCGTTCGCATGCCTCTTTGTAAACTTCGCTGGGCGTACCGGTAAGGAGCGTGCCGGCTGGATTGATATTTCCCATCATAACCATTTTTTCGCCTGCCGCCTCTACAGCCTTGTCGAAGTCCACAAGATAATCTACCGAAAATACGTTCACTCCGCATTCGCGTAATGCTGCAACGCGGTTTCCGGATGCGCCGCAAACATGGGCGTAAAAATACTTATGGCAATACCGCACAGAAAAGTAGGCGCGATACTGCCAGAAGTGATATAATAAGGCCATGGATAAACAGATGACAATGTCTGC